CAGGTAAGCGTTCCCCGTTTATCGATCTTAAAATGCTTTCGATGCTTTTTTTATCTACAAAAAGCTCGTGTCCCAATGCTTCGCCTACGCTTATAAGAGATACCCCAAACATCTTACCAGAGTCTCTATCAATTTTAGAGTCCTCTATTCCTAATGCTGAAAATCCATAAAGTTTACTGCTCATCTTATCTTCAGCTTTTTTGTCAATTTTCTTCAATTTCCTAATAGCCCACTCGATTCCTGAAGTTCCTCCCCAACCTAGCCAAGCTACATATCCTTTATCTTTCCAAGGAGTCGCCTTGTACTTAGGGTCAATCTCAGCGTTTTTTTGATGTCTCTTAAAAGAAGCCATTCTAGCAATCGTCGAACGACTTAACTTTTCACGCTTTGCCAATTGGTTAGCTCTTTGCCATCCAATTGGGGTCATTCCTTTTACTTCGTCTCTCCCGTGTTCATCTCTCCACCGAAGAACTTTCTTTGCATTGTTTACAGTAGACTCAGGATAATCATTATAAGACTCTTGTAACGCTTCTGCCATAGGCTTCCAAGCTTTACACCAATATTGACCTCGAACTGGGGCTTTCCAATGTGTGCAGTAATATCTATGCTCCCCGTGATCCTCTTTCCAAAATTTACAGTTAACACATGCCTGACCCTTTGTTTCTCCTGACTTCCTAGATTTGCGATAAGCAGGAGGAAGAGCTGATGGTATCGGCTCTCCATCTTCATATCTTCTGTGATCGTCTAGCTCTTCCTTTGACATTGGGTGTTCCTTGGGAAGCAGGTCGGTGTCATGCTTTCCACTTCTATAGCGTAGATTCCTTAAAGCATATAAGAAAGAATTCACTCTAGCGTTTGCCCATTGCTCTGGAGAGCTAACACTTGGACGAACCGAACTTGGGTTAGTCTTCCAAGCTCCGATCCCTCGATTGTAAACTATCTTTAACTTCCTTAAAGTGGTTTGTTTCTTGGGGTCTTTGCCTACTTTCTCTTTATGCTCTTCAAGTTTCTTTTTTAAACCTTTCTCTACTGTATCGCTAACAGTTGCATTTGAATGACTGTCTAATTTTTTATCTCTGTCATAAATGCTAGTACAAACGGCAATCCTTTGATTTGAGTCAGGAAACTCTTTTAGTGTTTCATCGTCAGAAGCACATCTTGAGATAAAATCGTTTCTATCTTCGTTAAGATTTGGTTCAGGAAGTGGCATTATCAATATTCGCTATTTTCTTCGCTTCTAATTCAGATAGTCCGAAGATACTTGTTAAGATTGCTATAAGTTGATTTGAATCGATTCCTCCTTGGGAATAAGAGTCTAGTAGTGTTGAGATAGCTTGTACCCCACCGACTCCGATCTTTGTAATTAATGGATCAGATATTTCATCCTTTGCTCCCTCTTCTTGAGCAATCTCTTTACTTTGTTTGAACTGCTCCTGAGATGTTAGGTCAACAAAGTTGGCAGATGCTGAAGTGTTGTAAGCATTCATTAAATCAAGATAAGATGAAAGGTTATGTTCTTTAGCTATCTGTTTTGCTTTTGTTATATTCTGAGCTTTTCTAATCAAAACATCTTCTGCCGTATAACCAAAAGGAGCAGTTATATCGTCTAAGCTCATCGCTCCAGTTCTGAAATAATCTAAATCTGCTTTGACTTGTGCAACTCGATTGACCCATCTGAATGCAGGCCTTTGCCAACGAACCTTAAAAGGGTTTTGAATATCGGTTGGAATCCTTATTTCGTCTTCAGCTATCTTTTGAGTAAGCCATCTTCTATAAAGCTTTTGCATAACTTTGATCAAGTCAGTTTGATAGCTCTCAACAGTTTGTTGATATTGTAGAATCACTCCTTGAGATGCAGAGAATGAACTACCTCCGATGTCCATCAATAAGAACTCTACTGGGATTCCAACTGCTGAACCTACTTTTCTCAATAAGTATGTAACCCACTCAACTCCATCGACATTGGGTCTTCCTCCTGAGTTTATTACACTAATGTCTTCTCCTGCTTCAAGATAATGGAATCGACCTGGTTCAAAGTTTTCGAGTCCTCCGATTTCATCTTGCTCCGATGAGTTAAGTCTATTCTGTAATTCAAACTCGTACGAGTTCTCCCTTTTTACTGCAACCGATAGCGATGCGGCGACCTTGGCTGAAATCATTTCGATTCTATCATACTCGTCACAGTCTTGAAGAGTATTCAATATCGGAGCTAATTCAGGGACTCCACGATACTGCAAAGGGCGAATCTTTTTGAAAAAAGGAATAAAGTCCTTAGCAGAGATCATTCGATAATCTTTTAGATTCCCGTTTACTCTGTTTCCTACCGAATAGTTTATCGGTTGACCCAAATCGTTTACCTCGACTCCATTTTGAAAAGTATCTTTTTCGGATGAAGTAAACTGCCCGTTTGGATTGCCGATTCGAGAGCCGTCTATGAATTGAACTTTTCCATCTAAAACGATTAATCCTGAATCTCCATAATACAAAAGTGAGTCGACAAGTTGTTGTTGTAGCTCTCGCATGTCGAATTGACCCGTGACTTCAGGGTCTTGGCTAAACTCATTCCATTGATCTTCTATTTGAGAATTAAGAGAGTCGTCACCTGTGTTCGCTTGTGGCACTATTCCTTTTCCTACGACATCTGCTTTTCGCAATCGAGACATAGAAGTCACAACTGGGTTGTTTCTTCTCAGCTCTAAAGATGCCGAAATAAGACGATCTCTATCGTAATTGCTTAACTCAATCTCTTCGGATCGAATAGCATCATTACCTCTGTTAGCACGATAACGAGTGTTTTTGATAGCATCATATCCTCTGAATGCTTTCCAAAACTGCTTCGTTGCGAATCCTATTCTACTTGTTTTTTTCTTTTTAGCCATTGAAACTCCTTAGGGTAATTCTATTTCTACCAGTTCCTCCCAAAGTCGAATCCTTTAGGGCTATCAATTTATCCAACTGCTGAATCTCTTCTAATATGTCTTTAGTGTCTTTTAATGTAAAAGTCTGATCTCCTATGGAATATGACGAGACACCCTCTTGAGCGAGGTTTTTGTAAGCAGTAATCAGCTTGTCTCTTATTGCTACTAAGTCAGATAAAGAAGTTGTTGATGCCATCAAATAAAGATACTCTGTCAATTATTAAGAAAGAAGCCCCGTAGAAACTACCTAACTACGAGGCTTCCCCATACTACCCCTAATATGATTGTGCTTATGAAACAGAATACCTATAACAATATTCATTTTTATTAATCTCTCTTTTTAAGATAAGTCAATTTTGTCTTACCAAAAACTCGATGACGAAGACTGTCTTCTTTTAGATTTTGATTTGGAATCAGGTGGAGCAGATGGAATCTGTCTATCTACTCTGGCTATTCCGATAAACTTAGACAAAGCTCTAGCCATGCACTCACAGTCAAAGTAGTGGTCTCCTTTATTTCGTTTCATCTTACGAACAACCTTTATGTGTCCTGAACGATCTGCTTCTTTCTTCCAAAAGACAGAGAATAGTTGTTCGTAATATTCCTTGGGAGTTTCTGAGAAAGTAAAGAATCCACTTAACTGTTGTGACCTTAACTTTGCTATTTCCCCCTCCCATACTGTTTTATCAATATGAAGATAAAGAAACTTTCCCTTTCCTGCTCTACCCCTATTGTCTCCAGTAAACGGGTCTTTCTGCTGAAGACGATAAGGTTCGGCCATCGTCTTCCAACCTCTAGAGCCAAACCAATTAGCTCTTCTTCTGAAGACTTGTTCGTAAACCTCTTGGGTTCTATCGCCTGCACAGTCAATAATTGCTTTATGACATTTATGTTGCTCGAATAAAACATCTAGATCGTCGAAAGAAGCAACGCTTCCAAAGTCTATCAGGTAACTGTCACCACCACCCTCGAATCCTCTTACGATAAAACGAAAGTGATCGGTCTGGGTGTCTACTGCTAGAATCCTGAAATCTCCTTTTAGGTCTCCTCTTTCGTAGTCTCTTTCTAAGACATTTGCTTCGCTTTCATCCTGATTTATAAAATCTTCTTTCCAAGCTTCAGCGAGATTTCCCTGAACGAACTTCTTCAACCCGTGATCACTATTACAAACTTGAAGCCAATTAACTATCAAATCAGCAAATGTCATAGCAGGAGAATACAAAGAGTTTAAGTGATAGCTTCGATGTCCAGTTGGAGCGTTGAGATTACCTTGTACCCATTCTCCTTTCTTTAACATAATTGGCTTGTGTGCATCTAATATTTTGAAGTCACATTCAGGGCAACGATAGTGAGCTGAAGATGCTACTTTCAAAAAGTCATAGCTACCATCTTCGAGCTTTGCATTTTCATCGAATCCAATCCCATATCTTAACTTTCCATCTTTGTCTTTTTGTCTCCATTCAAACTGAATCATTTCATTACATTCAGGACAAGGCATGTGGTATCGCCTTTGATCGCCATAAATAAACTCTTCCCAAATCCCACCTGTTTCTTCTTTTGGAGTAGAGGTTTGAATGATCTTATATTCCCTACGACCTTTGATTCTTTCTAGGGCGGCGAGACGAATGTCAGGATCAATCTCGTCAATCTCGTCGAGAACTAGATAAGCTACTGGAGCTGACTTAACATTGTTTTCACTTCCTGCTCCTGCAAAGGTTAAAACACAATTAAGAAACTCTTGTCTCATATTAGTGATCTTATCGGTGTCGATCTTGCCTGATGCAACTGAGATAGGACATTGGTCTCTTAATGGTTTGCAGTCTTCTAAGAACGGCAACCATCTGCCTTTTGAAAAGTTACGAGCGTTCTCTGCTGATGGCATTATCCAGAGAGTATCCTTAGGAAACTCAGATAAAAGATAAGCGACACCTGCATACATCGTAGTCGTCTTGGAAGATTGCGAACCCCAACAAAGTGTCACCTTATTCACCATCGGATCGACCAAAGCATTTAGGGGTTCTTCAGCGTAAGGAAATATCTTTAATGCTCCTGAAAGCTCTGAGACATTAGCTCTCAGAACACAGTTATCATAAGCCCACTCAACTGGAGAGGTAAGTTTACGAGGTGCAAATAATCGAGCTAATTCAACTTCTAACTGTGAACCCATGTCTTTCGGCAAATTGACGAGCGTAAGTTTCGACTCCTTTTTCAGTTCTTTTCTCGAACTCTTTAACCTTTCCATTCAGAGCCATCGAAAAAGCAGTTATACCTCTAGCTTTATGATTAAGGGCTGACTGAACAAAACTGCTAACAGTTATAGAATAATTATCTCGACTACTTACTGTTTCAAATGCTTTTAAAGCTCTTCTTGCATTTGCAGGAAAGTTGCTTAATCCACTTCTAGTTCTTTTGCTTAGTTTATTCTTACCTCGCATCGGTAGTCCTAGCATTTGCCCTAATACGACAAAACTA